GTCACGAAGATCAATGACGACGAGTTGGAGCAGCATGTTTCTGTTTCCTTCTCTGGCGGTTCGGCCGTCCCTGTACGATGAAATCGTCCAGGGTTACCGGTTGATACGCCAGAGTCGGCTGCAGATCGATGCCTGTGCTTCCTTCTCCTTCAGTCCGCGGGGTAACCTGCCAGACTGGAGCCTCCTCTCTGTTGATGACTTGGACTCTCATTGGCCCTACCTCTCCAAATGGCACGTAGACTCGGGTCGAACCCCGTACGTCCGCCAGCTTCTGCAAGTAAATTTGTCGCGAATCGATTTTCACGAGGAATTCACGAGCGAAGTCTATCTTGGACAGTCTATCGAGTTCTTTTCGAACGTGTCTTCTGACACTGCCGAAGGTAGGTCCTCTATGCTTACTCCTTGCGGTGACCTGGCCATGATCATCCCGATCTGGCACCAGAAGGTCTCGCCAAAGTTCTCCTTGCGCAGCCAATGGAACCGCCACCTCTTCGAGCGGCTTTTGAACCATATGGCCAAGCCTTCCGTCTTGGATACGTTCGCGATTATCGCGGAGGAACGTATTGCGCGCGCGGTCCAACTCATCGTTCGATCGCTGAGAACTAAACCAATCAAGATCGAGCATTCTGCGCTTCATACCAAACGTGGTCAGCATCAAACTGGCACGTTTATGCCATTCAAAACCACCCGATGCGAGCGCGGCACCATATCCGTTCGGATGTGGAAAGCCGGCACCTCCGACTTCTCGCGGCACGAAAAGCGGCAATTTGAGATCGCGATATTCACGTACGCTTTCCACGTTCACGGCGAGCACACCTCTACAAAGACTTTTGTAGAATGGCGAACCACGAAGTGGGTACATGATATCGGCGACCGCCGGGGCGAATATCACCCATTGCTTCTTTTCAAGCGAGTCGTCTTTGGGCATCAGATGGCGAATTGGTATGTCCAAAAGCATGCGGAGCTCTTTTATGAATTTGGTTGGACGGATTCTCACCCTGCCGGCTCTCTTCGACGGTCGCGCCGTAAGCGCGGGTCTTTGCTGGGGCATGACACGCAAACTTTGCTCATCATGCCAACGTACAACAAAGGTACGCTCAGCGAGCACAAAGGCATCTTTGGAACGGTGAGACTTGGATTTGTTGACTTCTCCACCTGTAAGCTTGATGTACTTTTCGTACTGATCGGCTTCATCTTGTGTAAACGCTGCGACCTGATCATCGCCACGGATTACGACCGGTGCTGCACCGCAACAGTACAGCATCCAGTGGTCCATCGGCATATGCAGGGGCGCGACAGCAAGATCGGAACAAATAAGGTTCCACAGGTTCAACAACGTCCAAGAAAGTGGAAGCCCCATCATGGTTCCCCGACGCGTCACTATAAAGTGATCGTCGGTTTCCTCAGAAAGAACCATGTTGTCCTTAACGACAAGTTTGGGTGTAGTATATACAACATTGAGCGGCCGACAAGTTACGGCTTTAGCGAACTGACACCAGTCAGAATCTTCGCTGATCTCAAGTGCTTCTGCGATTCCGTCAATTATCGCTTCGCTAACTTCGAATGGCATATAATCTGTGGCGGCAGAGAGGTCGGCGCTATACAACCATGTATCAGCGGCCCCGCACAAATTTCGTGCGACTACGTCGGATCCATGAAGGACTCCCGACTCCTCAATGTCTCTAAGACCATCCAGATCAATTCGGTCGTCCCGTTCCAACAGTGGCCACAGAGTCTTTCGGACTGCATCACCTGCGACGACGGCACAAGCGGGTGCGGAGGTGACTACTCGGACTTTATGTCCAAGTTCCTCTACACAACTCGCGCGTACGTCAAACAGGCCCTTGTACGTGTCTTTCGACGTGTACTTTGGACGATTGCAGACCCGTCTGAACTCCTGTATCGCCGCATCAGCGACGGTGGCAAGATCCTGTTCTTCGGAATAGGTTCCCGGATAATCAAATGGATCGTCAAACCACAGAAGCCCTTCTTCAGCTATTTCATCACCTTCCCAAAGGTCGGTGGAAATGCCATCCGCATTCAGTTGCCTTACGGCTTCTGCTTGCTCCACCAGCATATCGCGAAATGCGTCAAAACTGGCTCTGGCATAGCTTCGAAGTTCAGCCAACTGACCACCCTTTGCAGCTGCTACCGATTCGGCGGCAGAGCGAGACATGCTTACATTCACATTTTCCGTGAAGTACTGCTTTCTTTGATCAGCCCATGTGCGACTCCAATGTCGACAGAACTCGATCAAGCGGTCAGGAATTCGATCCGGTTCACTGCTCAAAATGCCTTCATGCTTTTTGAGCGCTTCTTCCTTGAGCTGCACAGTACCAGTCGGCAAAGCGCGTGCAATTCGCGCCAACTGAGCATTGTACAACCTGGACTGTTTGCCATACAGATTTTGGTGAATAAGTCCACGCTCAAACTGACTGACGGGGAAACCTCGCGGTTTCACACAGCCGGGGAAGATAAAGTGACCGTCTGGACCCTCTTCTGCGCACAATGCGCGATGACGACAATATTCCGTGTAGGATTTTATTGTCTTACAGGTCCAGGTGATCCCGCATTCGTCAATGGAGTTAGCGATCCATGCACGAATGCCTTCAATACTCTCGATAGTCTCGCGTTCAATTCGAACACTATGGCGCAAGCCACGACTGAGTATCGGTTCTCCGAGTATTGCAAAAAGAGTAAGCCTAAACGAGTCCCAGACACGCGTACCCTTGTCGAGATTGATTTGCATCAGTCGACGACGAGCGCGCAGTGTCTTTATTTCATCAACAGAAGTTCCGGGGGGCACTCTAAACTTGGCAGCAAGTTCGTTGTAATCGAACTTGTCGCAGAGCTTAGAGGAGCCGTACACAACCCGTAAACCGGT